CGTCAGATGTGTATAAGAGTCGGCCCAAGGGGGACGGCACCGTGACCAGCGAGGGACAGGAAGCGGACATCGACACCTACGGCGGATAGCCGAAGAAAAAGTGAACAGAGCACCCCGCTCTAAGCGGTGAGCGGGAGGAGCAAAGCGTTGCTGACGCCGGATATTCCGGCGTGGGCAGTGCTTTTTTTCAACACGAGAGGAGGAAACCACATGGCAAAGCTGCGGGACATTTACCACTACGAAAATCCCCGCTTTTCCCCGCTGCGGGACGCGGCGAGGCGGGCCACAGCGGCATACCAGAACGCCGCACGGGGCCTGGACACGCTGAAGGAGTGGGTTCTGGTGGAGTTTGGACTGGTACACACGGCGGACGCCATTCACCGTCTGGCCCACGAACAGCCCAAGCGGTTTGACGTGATCGGAGACATTCTTCACCAGCGGCACCTGATGCAGGAATACCCGGAGACCCCGGAATACCGGGAGCGGCCGGAGGACATGGACGGCGTTTTCGGAGAGGTGATCCGGCTGTTGGAGGACATTGAGGATGCCTTGCGGGACTGCGTGGGCGCCAGCGAAGAAGTGGGGCTGTATCCGCTGGCAAGGGAATTTGAAAACCTTCAGATGGAGAACAGCAAAAGCTACGAGACCATGCTCTACGCATGGCAGATGTATGACAAGACCGACGGCAGCGCCACCAGCTATGACAACTGGGTGGAAAAGCTGTTTGACGGAGAGGAGGCGTGACCATGCCGTTTCGGACGAGAGGAACCCCGCCGGAGCACGTAAAAATGTCCGGCGAGCTGCGGGTCATGCAACGGCTCAGTGAATACGAGTTCGGCGTGGAACTGTGGGTCATGCGCTCCGGGCTGAATGAGAATCATTGGGATTTCCGCAATATGCGGGAGCACTACCTGACGTTTGTGGGTCAGCCCATTCTGTGTGCCTATGTGGGCCGCAAGGTGGGGGACGGACACAACATGAGAGAAGTGCGGGACCCCTACACCGGCGAGAAGGGCTACACGTTCATGGACGGAACGGCGGAGCGCATCGTAGGGACCCTATCCGACGATCCCAAGGACTTTTCTATTGTGGAAGAGGACGGGAACGAGTGGATCAGGGCAAAGGGCCGGTTATTCCAGTTTTACGCACCGGAATTGGTGGAAAAAATCGTGCGGACAGGGCGCATGGATGTTTCCGCTGAGACCGATACGAAAAAATCCCACATGGATGGCGAGAACGAGATCATTACGGATTGGGCAGGTCTCGGCGTAACCGTGCTGGGAGACGATGTGCCGCCGGCAATTCCGGGGGCGCGGATCAAGGCGCTGAGTGCCATGCAGGAAGAGTTTAAGACATTAAAACTGCGGGCGGCGTCTCTGGACCCCGGAAAGGGAAGCAACGAAACGAACAAGAGAAAAGGAGTGAACATCATGAGCAAGAAGGCAATGGAGGCCATGTCTGAAAAGTTCAAGGGCTACCGCGTGGTCGCTCTGAGCGAGGACGGGATGCACGTTGGCCTCGTGGACTCTGCCGGCAGCGCTTATACCTACGCCTTTAACGCGGAGGATAACGGCGCCGTGGTGGAGAGCCGCATCAAGCCCGCTTACCTCACGGCAGCCTTCCCCTTTGGCGAGGGCGTGAACGCCATGGCAGAGGTGAGCGACATCGTGGACTATGCCTGCGCCGCAAAGGGGCAGCAGGCGGAGGACGTGAAGGCACTGCAGGCACGTCTGGAAGCAGCGGAGGAGAAAATCCGCACCATGGAAGCCGCTGAGCATGAGCGCCGGGTCGAGGCCGTGAAGGAAGCCGTGAACGGCGCCTTGGAGGACATCCGGGCTTGCGCCGTGGAAGGTGACGCCGACATGACCGAGACCGCCAAGGGCCTGTGCGACCGGGCAGAGGAGTTCGCCGCCATGGAGACTGACGGGAAGTTCTGCGGCGCTGACCGCGCCGTGCTGGACCTGATGGCCGCACACGGTAAGGCACAGACCGAAAAGCGCAAGAAGGAAATGGCCGCCAAGCAGCATTCCTTCGCATGGAACAACCCCAAGACCAACGGCGGTGAGGGCGGCGGCATCATGGAGATGCTGGGCCGCATGAACGGCTGAGATACGAGAGGAGAGTGAATCACAATGGCATACATTGAAAAGACCGCATTTTGGCCCAGAGTGACAAACCTGGTGTTCGACGAGACGCTGAACATCACCGGCAAGTTCCAGAACGGCGATAAGGCAGACGAGACCTGCTCCGCAGGTTTCCTGTGCGTGAAGGACGAGCTGATGGACTGCGAGGGCTATGTGGGCGTTGGCCCCACCGGATCCACCGTGACCATCAAGAACAGCAACAGCTGGAACATGAAGGTCACCGGAGCCGCCGTGAAGAGCGAGGGCGACGGCATTTACGCCTGCAACCCCTATGACGTGAACATGGTTCAGGACCCCGCCACCGGCAACCTCTACAAGGTTGGCGCCAACACCCTGGGCCTGCCCGCTCCCAAGGGCTATCCCGTCACCTTCACCAAGATCGTGTTCGACGGGAACAAGATTTACCGCTTCGGCATCGGCAACCTGTCCACCACTTTGGGGGCCAACAAGTTTTTGACCATTGCCAACGGCCTGCTGGTGCCCGCCACCGCCGCTCCCACCGACGTGGGGACTCCGTACTTCAAGGTTCTGCCCACCGGCGGCACCTTTACCGAGGGCGCACAGAGCGCATTTGAGTTCGTGGACGTGCTGGCCTGCAAGGTTGACGCGGCAGCGGGCTGAGAAACGAGAGGAGAGTGACAACAATGGCAATCAGACTAAACAGCATTGATCCTAATGTGTATGACAGCGCCGCCAAGGAGTTCAGCAACGCGGAACGTGAGCGGGCCGACATCGTGACCTGCGGCCGTCTGCTGATGCGTGAGCGTCTGGGCCGGGATGAGCGCGCCCTGCGGATCATGACCAAGCAGCCCGACGATTTCACCGCCATGCTGGCGGACGGCGAGGGGCAGAACAGCTACAGCATGACCAACCGCAACCTTCAGAAGAACCTGCTGCTTTTTTGCGCCAAGCGGGTGTGCGCCCTGAGCGGCGAGATCCCTCCCGCCGATCTGGACGAGTTCCGCCGCAACCAGCGCAAGTTCATGAGCGACAGCCTGTACCTCAAGACTCTGGCCGGTATCGTCACCGAGATCGTGACCCCCATGCTGCCCACCGTCATGAGTTCCGGGCTGGGCTGGCTGGCTGAGATGACCACCGTGCCCATCGGCCAGACCAAGGAACTGGACATCATGAGCAACGACATCTTCCTCTTTGAGGATGACAGCTGGGGCGCCTCCCGCTCCAAGCCCGCCAACACCCTCTACAACAAGAGCGTGACCCTGAACCCCCGTCTGCGCACCGCACGGGTGAGCATGAAGTGGTATCAGCTGGTGGGCAACGATGCCGACATGGGGCGGTTCTTCAACGCTCTGGCCGCCGGTATGTACTCCAAGATCACAGCGCTGTGGATCAGCACCCTGACCAAGATGACCGCCAACACCGCCTATGTGCCCAACAACATGAACTTTACCAACACCTCCGCAAACTGGGTCACTGCCGGTGAGCGGGTGAGCGTGGTGAACGGGACCCGTTACCGGAACATCATTGGCGTGGCTCGTCCCTCCGCCCTGACCAAGGCGCTGCCCAGCGGTGTGGTGAACGCCTCCACCGTGAACCTGGATGCGGCCCTGTCCACCATGCTGGGGCTGGACTGGACGCGCTATGGGTTCCTTGGCGAGTACATGGGCATGAACCTGATGCCCATCGACACGGCCATTGTGCCGGGGACCCAGAATACCAGTGCGATCGATATTGTTCCCGCCGATAAGATCTGGCTGGTGCCCGCGGGCGGCTACAAGCCCGTCTACATCGGCATGGAGGAGGGCACGCCCATTCAGTTGGAGCTGACCCCCGACCAGACCGCAGACATGAGCATCGACGTAGTGGTTTCTATGTCCATCGACTGTGTGCCGGTGCTGGCGTCCCGCATGGCCGTCATCAACGCGTAAGACCCAAAGCGGGAGGGAGGAACCCCTCTCTCCCGCGGATATGGCGCGAAGCCTGCATGAGGGCGGAGCGCGAGAAACGAGCAAACATCTTGCATCTGAAAGGAGCGGAAAAGATGGCAAAAGAGAAACGGACGGCCGCAGATGTGGCGGCGGGAATCGAAGCGCAGGAGCTGGAAGCAGCCGACCAGCCCTTGCGGGAACAGACAAAGGCTGCGCCCGTGGCTGAACCGGAAGTGCCTGCGGCGGAGAAGGAACCCAAAAAGCTCTATACAGCCGAAGAGGTAGCGGAGATCGCCAAACAGGCGGCGGCGGAAGCCGTTGCAAAGGCCATGGCGGAGGTTAAGCCCCAAGTGGTTCAGGTGATGGCGGACACGGAAAAAGTGACGCTCCGCTGGTGCGCCCCGGTGGCGGACGATAATCTGGCTGTATTCGGCCCCAACGGGATGTACGGCACCGTGACCGGGAAGAACGGCACTGTGATGGTGCCCAAGAGCGAGTGGAGCCGGTTCTATGATGAGACGGCAAGACGGCTCATTGAGCGGCGCTGGCTGGTGGTGCTCTCCGGCATGACGGATGACGAACGGGCGGTGTACCACTGCGCATACCGCAAGGGCGAGGTGCTGGACGAAAAGGCGTTCCGCTGCGCCGTGACCATGGGAGACAAGCTGCTGGACATCTTCGACGATCTCTGCACGGAGCATCAGGAGATGGTGGCCAAGGCTTACTATGACGCATGGGAGCGGGGCGAGGTAAGCGCCGACAGCCGGGACCTGCTGAAGCAGCTGAACGCGAAGAACAAGGCCCGGTATGCGGAGGAACCCAAGGAGGACCCCCGGCGGAAGGGGATGTTCCGCCCGGTGCTGGACGCGCTGAACAGCGCGGAGGCAGCGGAAGAGGACTAAGGTCAAAAGGAGGAATTGAACATGGATATTTCCGGATTTGGCATTGCCAGCGTAGCGGTCATTACGGTGATCTGCTACCTGATCGGCATGGCGGTGAAGGCCACCGCCATTGAGAACAAATGGATTCCCATTGTTGTGGGCGTGTCCGGCGGGGTGCTGGGCGTGGTGGGGATGCTGATCATGGCAGACTTCCCCGCAACGGACTATCTCACCGCCGTGGCAGTGGGCATTGTGAGCGGTCTGGCCAGCACCGGGGTCAATCAGATCGCAAAGCAGATGAGTAATTAAAATTGCGCTCCCCGCAGGGGGACATTCCCATGTCGGGGCAAGGGGAAGGAATCTTTGGCGCAAAGATGCCTCCCCCTTAGACCCCCACCAGAAACATGGGGGACGCCACCGTCCCCCATACCCCCTCTGGCACAAAGGCCGGGGGCTGCGGCCCCCGCCTTTGGAAACCAACCCCCATAGGGAACGAGAGACGGGGGATGCGGACAAGGGGGACATAGATAGGATCGACAACCATTTTTTTGATTTGAAAGGAGAACAAATCATGGAAAAGAAATTTGCTGAAATCATCAACGAGGGCAAGAAGAACGGCAAGAAGCTCAGCGAGATTAACGCCGAGCTGAAGGCGGCGGGCGCCACCTTCCATCTGGACTACACCATGACTCCCGACGGCCCCCAGACCGGCTGGTCTGAGCAGGAAATGAAGGAGGGCTTTATTCCCGCGGAGACCGAGCCGGAGGACGTGAAGCACCTCCACGATTACATGCGGTACAACCCTGCCAAGGCCAACACCGAGGAGGAAGTCTGGGTGCCGGAGGGCCACTACCGCATTACCTTTGATGAGAGCGGCCATCCCACCAAGGCCGTGAGAGTCAATGGTTGATACCTTCGACTGCGCGAGAGCGCAGATCTACCACAACACGGCAAAGCTGACCCCGGCGCAGATCAAGGCGAAAACCGGCTGCACCCACATCATTAACGGCTATTTGTTCAACGGGAAGTTTCAGCCGGTGGGCTGGACGGTGATTGACGGAAAGATTATCAGCCGAGACGCGTATCAGGATTGGGGCATTTCCATCGGCAGCGACGGACTTCCGAAGATGCTGACGGACCGGGGAGGATCGTTCCTCTCCGGCGTCCCTCTCCTGAAAGCGGGTGCCAAACTGCGGCGAAACCTCACGCCGGATGTGGCCCGGTCTGCGGCCCGGACGGCGGTAGGCTGGCTGGCCAACGGCAAGGTCTGCCTTTGGTGCGACAAGGCCAGTCTGACCCGTGAACAGCTCCAAAACAAGCTGCTGGGGCTGGGCGTGGTGGATGCCCTCATGCTGGACGGCGGCGGCTCCACGCAGGGAATCTTCCCCGGCGGCAAAGTGATCAGCTCCCGGAAGGTGCCCACGCTGCTGTTGTTTTGGGAGCGGAAGGCGGCTACCACAAACCCTACCCCGGCCCCAGTCAATCCGGAGGAACCGGCGCTGGCATGGGGCAAGGCCAAGGGGCTGTTGACGGACAGCAATGCGGGGGAGACGGTGACACGGGCAGAGATGGTTCGTGCATTATACAAAATGAGGTGATGAGCATGGTTGGAATCAACGGATACTCCAAGGCCAAGGACGGAAACAAGCGTCTTTCCGCCCACTTCAAGGTCAAGGAGTTTGCCTGCAGGGACGGCAGCGACGCCGTTCTGGTGGCGCCCCGCCTTGTGATGGTGCTGGAATCCATCCGCACACATTTCGGTTCCGCTGTGCGGATCAACAGCGGATACCGGACACCCCAGTACAACGCCAAGGCGGGCGGCGTGACGGACAGCCAGCACTGTTACGGCACCGCAGCCGACATTTCCGTGGAAGGACAGAAGCCGGAACAGGTGGCGGCCTATGCCAGACAGCTGATGCCTGACTGGGGCGGCGTGGGCATTTACAGTAAGCAGGGCTTTACCCACATCGACGTGCGGGAGACCAAGGCCGACTGGACCGGCTGAGAGAAAACAGGCAAAAAGCCCCATGCCACTGGGAATGCGGCGGCATGGGGCAATATTAAAACAGAACATGACCGTTCCGAAGAAAAACAGACAGGACGGAGAACATATAAAAACAGTCCAAAAAGGAGGGCGGCTATGGGAACGAGTTGGAGCGAGATCATTTCGGACCATGCTATGGTTTTTATTGATGACGTGAGACTGACGGATCAGGCGGCGGAAAGCCCTGTGCGGTTCCTTCGGCGGATGAGCCTGTACATGAAAAACGCGATCCCGGTATTCAACCGTCCCCCTGAGATGGTGGATTACCTGAAGGAGGGACTGACGGAACCCGCCTACGGGGACAGCGCATGGGTCTCCACCTTGGAAAGCATTGCGAAAGAAACGAAGGTAGAGACTGGGATGACCGGCTACGAATTATTCTCCTGCGCACAGCGGGCGGAGCAGCCGGACGGGTCCGTACTCTTAGTACCGTATGGAGAGGCGGTGTATGACCCGGAGCCCGGGACCGTGACCTTTCCTCCCCAGATGGACGCGGGATTGCAGTACGAAATGGACTTTTACACCGACGGGGCCTTTGCCCATGACCTGACAGCGGAGCAGAAGCGGCTGTTGGGATTGTGCGTAGCCTCCGTATGGGACGAGCGGTTTTTCCGCAACTGGCTCAGCGACGCGCCCAAGGATCATGACCGGAGCTTTAACCCACCTAACGAGCCGCAGTACATGGAAAAGGGCAGCAAGAAAAAACTGCAAAACCGGGGGCTGTTGAATCAGGAATTGCGGAAGTATGAGCAGGACTGCCTGTACGCAACGGCGTTCCACCGGTCGGCACGGCAGATGGAGCTGATCTGAAAGGGGGGGACCACATGGCGGACGCCAAGCACGGCATGAAAAACATTGGCCTTTTGGGCGGCGGGAACGGCAGGGCGACCAACGCTCCGGCTCAATACCGGGACCGGAAGCGGCAATATTTTGCGGATGCCACGGCTCGGTTTGTGGAGGAAATGGCTCCTTACGCTACGGACTTTGTGACGGCCCGGATGCAGGGCTTGGTTCCCGGTGACTTCTACCGGTGGAGCACAAAGCACATCCGCCTTTCCGACACCACCAAGCAGGGCGTCAGCCTTACCCGGAAAACCGATGATCAGAAGGCATTTCTGGTGGCGGATGCCGGGGTGGACTACATCCCGGAGGGAGCCAAGGTGGAGACCATGGGTTCCTACTGGCTGGTGACGAACCCCTCCAACCTGTCCAGCGCAATAGGGACCGGGATCATGCGGCGGTGCAACGCTGTATGGCGGTTTCTGGATTGGTACGGAAACATCCGGGAAGAACCGATCCTTGTGGAAAAGTCCTTGGCACAGGCCACGGCCAACGACTTCCAGGAAATGACCCTCATCATGCAGGGCTATTTCAACATCATCTGCCAGCGCAACGCCAACACAGAGCAGCTGGACCAGAACAGCCGCCTGATCTTAGGGCGGCGGGCCTATCAGATCACCGGATATTCTGACATTACACAGGAGTTTACCGGGGACGATGAGAGCACACACCTGCTGTATTTCAACGCCCGGATGCAGGAGCCGAACCATGAGATCGACGATATGGAGGCGAAAGTGGCAGGCGGGAAGAACTTCTCCTGGGCGGTATTTGTTGCCGGAAGTCCCCGGATGACGGCGGGGGATACCGTTTTCTTTACGGCACGATCTCAGCGAAACGGGACGGATGTGGAGAGCACCGCAGAACACCCGATCAATTATGTGTGGCGGTCGGACGATCCCAACGTGGCCACGGTGGACGCGGACGGAAAAGTGACGGCGGTCGCCGAGGGCACTTGCCAGATTATCGCCGCTCTGAAACAGAACCCGGCCTATAAAGGACGATTTGCGGTGACGGTAGAGGCGTCCGGCGAGAAAACGCCATCGGTGAAGTTTTTGAACGAGGTTCCCCGCTACATGGCCCCCTACGATGTGGAAACCTTGGAGGCAGCGCTGTTTATCGGCGGCGTTCGACAGGACGCGGCGGTAGAGTGGACCTATGAGGGAGCCGCAGAGGGTTCTTACAGCGTGAGTGTCAATGGAAACCGGTTGACAGTAAGGTGCTGGGGGAACAGCCCAAAACCGCTGACGGTAACGGCCAAGTGCGAGGGTGAAAGCGTCAGCGCGGAGATCGAATTGGAGGGCTTGTGAGATGGCAGAGAAGTGTCCATACGCTTACAAGCGGCCCGGAACGGTGAGTTTGCTGTGCGAGATGCAGCCGGGGCAGAAATTCCCCATCTGCGGGCACCAGCATTTGTGCGGCGTGACCGGGCAATGGGAGAACACACCGCAGGCGGCCTTGTGTCCCCTGCGAGGAAGCAACCGTGAGAAATTCCAAAAAATCTGAAAGGAATGACGTATATGGAATGGAAAAAGCTGACGGAGGAAGGGCTGCTGGCAGCCAGAGACTATGTACCCCTGATGGAAAAGGCGGCGTTTGCGGCGGAGTGCGCCGGACGGTGCTTTGACCGGATGGAGGTCCGGGTGGAGGGGGGACAGGTGCTTCCCTACTTCAAGGAGAATGTGGAACGGCGGAGCCGGTATCTCATGGGCGGCTTTGTAAAGCTGTATCTGGGAGAGGACTTTGAGCCGGTGGAGGGAGAAACCTACCTCATGTCCGCCGACGACTACGACCGCTGGGCCGGAGGTCACATTTTTAACCAAATCGACCGCATGAAGGGGAAAGGGCCGGAGCTGCGGGACAAAGCCTTTGACCTGCTGGCGGACTACCGTGATCTGGAAAAGATGCTGAAAACGGAGATTTACGGGATGCTGCAAGCCATGAACGATCCCGTGAGCCGGTTTCAGGACCTTGCGGCGCAGAGCATGACGCCGGAGGCGGTGCAAAAGACGCTGGACGATCTGAAGGAGGCCCGGAGCGCCTTTGACGCGGCCTTTCAGCAGCGGAAGGGCGGCGCACAATGAACCCGGCCTTCCACAGCCCCACCTATCCATTTGAGCGAGTCCAAAGCGGGTTTCTGACCTTCCGTGGGGCGGAGGAGATCCCCCACAAGCTGTTGACCTATCTGATGGACCTGCCGCTGCCGGACGGCTACGAGCCGGTGGATGACAACACCCGCCCCCGCGTCCGGCTGATGAAATATCTATGGCATGACGGGGCCAAGCCACTGGGAGAGCGGCTGCCTACGGCCAAGGAGAAGCAGAGCCTTCTTTTTGACGGGAACGAGCCTGTGGTAGACAGCAACACCCAGCGCCGCAAGCACCCAAAAGGGTATCGCCTTTACGCTCAGAAGTTCTGGGGAGAAGCCCAGACGGAGGCGAAAAGCACGATCAAATGTTATTTGGGCCGCATTTTTTCACAGACGCCCTTTGACGCGCGGATCGGGATCACGTTTGTGATTTCCTGCAACGTGAACCAAGAGACTACTACCAAAACGGAGGCATACGCCCGATCCTACGATATGGAGCAGTGCATTATCGAAGCGCTGAACGGGGTGAATCTGGCGGGGATCGGCGTGTGCGATTTCTCCCGTGCCGCACACGCGGACAACGGAAGCCGCCCGGTATATGACCAGACGGGCACGGTGGTAGGCCGGGAACTGAAAATGAGCATACATTGGGCGGAAAGCGAAGCCGCCATGGGGGATACCATTGAGGACTACTAAATTCACAACGGGAGGACAGCCACCATGAACATGGAAGAAGCAGCCGTAAAGATAGAGGGCCACGAGCACGAGATCAAGTCCCTGAAACACCGCATGGCCGATGTGGAGCGGGATCAGCAGGCGCTGCTCAAGCTGACTGCCAGCGTAGAGGTAATGGCGACCAAGCAGGAAGAAATGGGGACCAAAGTGAGCCGAATCGATGAAAAGATGACGGAGATGGAAGGGAAGTCCGCCAAACGGTGGGACAGTCTCGTGGACAAGGTGATCTGGCTGATCGCCGGGGCCTGTATTGCGGCGCTGTTTGCCAGCGCGGGCATTGCCATTTGATTTCAGATATTGGAGAGGATGAATTAAAAGGATGGAACTCTCACGGAATATCAAGCGGGCGGCGGACCGCTACGAACCCGTAGAAACCGCCGGACTGACCCTATGGCCCATCCGGGTATGTGAGCAGGAGGAATTTGAGCGGGCGAGACCCGCCATTGACGTGATCCAGCAGGCGCTCCCTGTGCGCTATGCAGTCATGCCTCTGCTGACAGCCTATTGGGTCATGGATCTGGAAAGTATGGAGCGGGGGGAAGAACCGGTGGGTCTTTTCAACCGGGCACTGGCGTTTTTGGCGCTGGCGCTGCGGCTGGGGGAGGGCCGGAGCCTTTCGGACCGCATCCGCCTGTTTCATGTGAAACTTTCTCCTGAAAACACAATGGATTTAAAGGGGATATGCTTTACATGGAACGGCGAGGAAGAAATCACCATTACCCCGGTACAATTCCAGAGGCTCAGGGCTATTCTGGCCTATCAGAACGGCATTGAGCTGACGGATGAGGACGCCAACCCGGACCTGTTGGAGGCGGAGGCGGAGCTGGCCCGGAGAAACGGGCCGAAACTGCGCCGGGACCCGGCCGGTCTGCTTTCCTCCATCGCCCTGTTTACGGGCTGTGAGGAAACAGAGATGGACGAATGGCCCCTGCTGAAGCTAAAACGGCGTCAGGAAGCCATCCAGCGGGCGGCAGATTATCTGATCTGCGGCATTTCGGAGGGCAACGGCGTGAAGTGGAAGGGCGGGAACCCTGTACCCCACCTTTTCTATGACCGGGAGCGGGACGACGCGGGAGACATGACCCCGCTGAGCCAATTTACCAACAACAAGGAACAAACTTAAAAGGAGTGTGAACAGACATGATCACTTTTACTGACAAGAGACTCTACCCTAAGGGCATTTGCTCCGCACAGCTTCAGGACCCTGTTACCGGCGAGGTTCTGAGCCAGAGCGACAAGTTCTCCACCGGTAACATCCAGTTCTCCGGCAACATCGACCCTCTGCGAGCGGGCCTTGGCAACGGCGTTGCCACGATTGTTGCCAGCGACAGCGATACGCAGGTGAACTTCACCCGCGCGGACTTCGACCTGATGAGCAAGATGATGGCTGTGGGCGGCACCGTGAGCTACAACGCCGTTTCTCCCGTCTGTCAGACGGTGGAGGCCACGGGCACTTCCCTGAAGGCCGACGTGAGTAAGCTGGTGCCTGTGGCCCAGTACGGCTATTCCTCCATTTTCTGCTACGTGCAGGAGGTGGGCGCGGCTTCCTCCTACTCTGTGGGCGGCGTTCCCTATCCCATCGACCCTGCCACCGGTGCCATTACCGGCTTCACCGCTGAGAGCGGCAAGAGCTACAAGGTGTGGTACTTCGCCCGGAAGCCCGCGGCTCAGGTGGGCGTGGTGCACAGCGCCTTTAATGGCCGCATCGTACACTTCACCGCGCAGATCGCCGTATACCAGAACGTGTCCGGCAAGAACAAGGGCACCCGCTGGGGCTGGGCCTACCTGATCGTGCCCCGCCTGTATCTGAACCCCGAAGGGGCCAACACCACCGGCGACCAGTCCAACTACGATACCACCACCATCACCGGCCGCGCTATCAATGAGGACGCCGACGTGATCTCCGCCGAGTGCGACGCCTGCGGCGGCATGGGCACTTCCGCCTACATGGTGCTGGTTCCCGACGAGGAGAGCGACGAGGTGGCCGGGATCGCTGTGATCGGCGGCGTGGTGAGCGTGGCCGCCAGTGGCACTGCCCCCGTGAATGCCAAACTGGTTATGAAAAACGGGGAACTGGTGACGCCCTCTCCCGCAAGCCTGCTGAAGTACACCGTGACCGCCGGGACTGCTACCGGAACCACGGTCTCCAAGGACGGCATTGTGACCGCCGGGAGCACGCAGGGCACCGGGAGCATCGCCATCCAGTATCCCGCCGAGGGTGCTGCCAAGTACACTGCGCAGGCGGTTCTGGAAGTCACCGCCGAGTAAGGGACACACCAAAAACGCCTTATCCTAAGCGTTGGATAGGATGAGCCGAGCGGGGCTGACTGCCGGGGAAACCCGGCGGTCGGCCCCGCTTTTTGATCCCCGGCGGACGGGAGAGCATGAGGATCTCATGCTTTGGCGTATGCTTGGGATCATTTTCGTGAGGTCACGAAAATGATGGAAAGGAGCGGGGATATGAGCGGGAGCGCATCTGCCAGGATCACAGGGCTGGACGAGGACATGGCGGCACTGGAACAGCGGTTCAAGGCGGCGCTGGCGGGGGCCATGCCCACGCTGCGGGAGGATCTGTCCCAATGCCTTTTTGAGCACGTGCAGGGCGACGTATACGAAAAATTCGACCCAAAGGAATATATCCGGCGGGGAGAATACGGCGGCTTGGCCGACATCGACGGCAACACGGAGTTTGCGGTGACAGAGGACAGCGTTTCCATGGACTACCAGCCCAGCGGCGAGAGCGAACAGGTGGAAAACCCGCTGAACGGAGACGCACTGATCGGGCGCATTGAACATCTGGACCCGCCCTATGACTGGACCCGGAGGCCACCGGCCAGACCGTTTTTTGAAAATTTTGTCACGGAACTGGTAGAAGGCGGACGGGCGGAGGAAACGCTGGTACGGGCCATGAACCAACAGGACGCAGAATTACAGATCGAAGCCAACGGCTACACGGGCCGGGAGGGTGACGAAGGATATTGAAGTAAAGGCAGGGCGGTGAAGCATGGCAAAAATTATCTTTAAGGGCGTACCCGATTTTACAGAGGTCCGGGCGGAGATCGCAAAGCTGAAGCAGGAGGTAGCGTCGGTTTCCTCCACGAAGGTGAATCTGAACGGCACGGCGCAGGGTCTGAACGGCGCAGCCAATGCCGCCGGGAAGCTGGCGGGGAACTTACAGAAAATTTCCACTAACCCAACGGCAATTCAAAAGCAAGCTGAAGCGCTAACAGGGATTTCTACGGCAAGCAAGAGTGCGGCGGACGGTGCCACGGCGTTTGGAGAAGCGTTTTTGAACACCTCCGATAAGGTCCAGAAGGGCACGAAGGAGATGACCGAGGAAACCAACCTGTTAGGGGACAGCTTTACCAACGTCTACCTGAAAATGCTGCAATGGCAGGTGATGGGCACCATCGTCTCCAAGACCATTGGGGCATTCCGGGACGCCATTTCCACCATGAAGGCCGTGGACGATGAGATGGTGACGGTCCGCAAGGTAACTGGCTTTACAGCGGAGCAGATGGAGGAACTGCGGGACCGGGCCTATGAGATGGCATCGGCCTACGGCGAGGCGGCGGACGAATATCTGAACTCTGTGGCAGCGTTTGCCCGTGCCGGTTACGGCGAACAGGCGGACGCACTGGCGGAGCTGGCCACCAAGACAAAACTGGTGGGCGACACCAGCGCGGAAACGGCCCAGCAATTCCTGCTGTCCGTGGATGCGGCGTATCAGTACAAGGGCGATATTGACGCATTGACCAAGGTGCTGGACGGCGCCAACGAGATCGACAACAAGTACGCCACCAGCATTGAGAAGCTGGCGGAAGGCTTGGGGACCGTGGCTCCCGTGGCGGCACAGGCCCATGTGGGGATCGATGAACTGACGGCGGCCATCGGTACGATCACCGCCGTGACCCAGCGGAGCGGCAGCGAAGCGGCAAGAGCCTTCCGGGCCTTGGTGCTGAACATCGTGGGGGACACGAAAACCGAGATCGACGAGGGCGTGACGTGGACCACCGGAGAAATCGCCGGGTTGAAGGACGTGATCCGGGAGTACGCCCCGGCTGCGTATGAAGCGGCGAAGGCCACCGGCGAGGTCATTGACCCCATGGAGGCCATCGGGGGCCTTGCCCAGAGCATGAAGGACGGGCTGCTGACCGAACAGAAGCTAATGGAGATGGTCAGCGACATCGGCGGCAAGCTGCGGACGAGCCAGCTGCTGGCTCTGATCCAGAACTGGGATATGTACCAGTCCATGCTGAAAGACTACGCCAACGCCGTAGGCAGCGCGGACAAGGAAATTGAAAACGCGCTGGACAGCTGGACCCGCAAGACCAACATTCTGAAAAACGAATGGACGGAGTTCATCCAGAGCATGGTGAGCACCGACGCCGTTAAGGGCGGACTGGACGTTCTGATCGGCGCGGTAGAATCCCTGAACACGGACCTTGGGCACGCGGCGGTGACTGCCGGAGCGGTGTCGCTGGGGCTGATCGGTATTCAGGCGGCGGCCAAGGGCGCGACGGCGGCGTTTACAAAACTGTCGGCGGCTGGGATCACCATGAACCCGTGGATTCTTGCCATCGGCGCGACGGTGGCGGCGTTTGAATTTTTGTGGAATGCCACGGAGGACTACCGGAAAAGCCTTGACGAACTGAACACCGACATTTCCGACAACACAGAAAAGTTGGAGGAAAATCGGCGGCGGCTCACCGAGATCAATGAGCTTGGCTGGAACGAAAAAACTCCGGAAATTCTGAATGAAAAGGCGGCGTTGGAACAGGAAAACGCCGAACTGGAACGGCAGATTGAAAAACTCAAAAAACTGGAAGAGAGACAGGCCAAGCGCACCCTGAAAAGCGCCGGAGGGTATGTAGGAACCGGGGAGACGGTATATCACCTGACCTCTATGGGGGAGAGTCGGGGCGGTGCGGAGGCGCTGGGTCTTACTGGGCGGACTTTTAAGAGCTATGCGGAACTGACCGCATACCTGGACCAGTACATTCCGGGAGCGGCGGAAAAGTCCCGGAAGGAATTGGAGGCGCTGGGCGTCCAGTTTGAAGAAACAGAGAAAAAAGCATATCAGACCGGAGCAACCTACGAAACATCTCTGATTGCACAAGCATCGTCACTTTCTGAAAAGCTGAAAGAGAACCGGGGAGACCTTGGAGACCTTCAGAAAGAATACGATTCCGTTACCACGGGACTTGCCCGGTTTGCACAAGCTCATGATGTGCTTGGTGATAAGAATACAGAGGCAAAGGCCGCACTTGACAAACTGAATAAAGCGTATGACGAAGCATCAAACCGCATTACATACTATGTAAACGACTTGATTCGCGAACAAAAGCAAGCCGGGAAAACCGGGGACCAGATTTACAATCTGGTAAAGCGGATGATCGTTCTGAACGAGAAAAAGCTGGACCTGAGTCAGCAGATCGGGGCGCTGCGGCAGCTGGCCACTGAGGCCGGGGCGGCCGCCTATTCCGTGGGCATGATCGGTGCCGCCAAGACGCAGGATGTAGAGCGGACCATCAAGGGCCTGTTGCAGACCGGAAAGGCCAAGACCTATGACGAAGCCCGTGCCATCGTTCTGAACCGGATCTACAAGTCCATGTTTACGGACACCGGGCGGGACAGCGGGACGGTGGATACCACCTCCAAAGTGGATACGTCCCCCACCACATCGTCCACAGGGAAATCCACTAAGGACGCGGAGCTGGAACGGCTGAAGGACATCGTATCCCTGCGGAAGTCGGAGCTTTCCCTCATGCAGGAGCGTGGGGACAGCACGGCGGACCAGATCGACAAGATGCGGCAGATCCAAGCGGCGCTCCACGCACAGGCGGAGTATATGCGGCGGATCGGGGCCAGTCAGGCGGACATCAACGCCCTGTCCACGGAGCACTGGAAGATCACCAAGCAGATCAAGGAGCTGCAGGAGGATCTTTGGGACGAACTGGAAGATGCCGTTAACAAAAAGCTGGAAGAGGCGGAGGAAGCACGGGACAAGCAGACAGCCGCCATTGACAAGCAGATCGCGGCGCTGAAGGACGCCAAGCAGGCCGAGGACGAAGCCCTGAAACTGGAACAGCTGAAGGCGGCGGTGCTGGAAAAGCAGAACGCCTTGCTGGAAGCCCAGAAGGAACGGACGGTGCGGGTATTCAATGCCGCAACCGGACAGTGGGAGTGGGAAGCCAACGCCTCGTCCGTGAAGTCCGCGCAGGATGCCTATGAAAAGGCCAAGAAGGACTTGGCGGACTATGAGCGGGAGTTGGCCCTTCAGCGGGAAATTGACGAACTGGAAGCCAAGAAAAAGCTCATCGAGGAGACCTATGACACCCTGAAGGCCGAGTGGAAGCGGATCACGGACAGCCTGCAGGAACCTACCCGGACCATTGACGATATTCTCAGCGACATTGCCAGAAACGGCACACCCAAAATGCGACAGCAGGTGGAGGAGGTCAACAACCTGCTGGGCAAGCTGAACCAGTACATTGCCGGGGCTATGAATGGGATTATGCTCCCCGGACAGACGATGCTACCGGGGATGATGGGTGCGGCCGGGGCGACCGGAGGCTACCACTTCGACTACACGAAGAATCCGGGTGGCGGCTGGACGCAGACGGAGATGAACGAAGGGTTCATTCCCTCCGGGTCCTCCGGCTGGAAGTTGGCGGACGGCAGCGACGCCAACCTGAACTACCGGGACACCACGCCTTACAGCAAGGGCGTGAAGGGTTCCTACACCGGTGCGGACATGAGCCGGGACCAGAAACTTGCGGGCAGAACCGTTGAAAAAAACGGGTATGTGATCACCTACGATGAGAACGGGTACGCAACCAAGGCCATCAACGTGCATCAGGGAGCAGCCAGAGCGGGCCTCTCCGGGTTGTATCCCAAGGTGGATGCAGACGGCAACGATATGTACTACGCGGGCTTTGATAAGAACGTGGACTACACTCTTGCCATCAAGCAGGCCAAGGAGTCCGGGGCCGGGGAAGGGCTGATCAAGCAGTTAGAGACGGAGCGGCAGAACAAGATCAACGCCATGTACGGAGGGCAGGCCCCCGACAGGGGCGGAAGCAGCTCCGGGGGCGGCTCCTCGTCCCAAAAGGGCAATTCTTCTTCCGGTTCTTCCAGCAAGGGCTATGACAGCAACGTGGACTACTCTCTGGCCATCAAGAACGCGGAGAAGAGCGGAGCCAGTCAGTCCACCATCGACAAACTAAAAGAAGAACGGCAGAACAAGATCAACGATAAGTACGGCGGAAAGGATCCGTACAAGAAGTACGATTCCGGCGGCATCCTGCGGGGACTGGGGGGCATCAAGGCCACCAGTCAGGACGAAATCGTGATCCCCCCGCTGCTGGCGGAGAAGATGCTGGAACCCAGCGCGGACAGCACTTTCCAAAAGCGGATGAGTGAGCTTGGGTGGCTGTACGGCGCGGTGGAGCGCGGCGGAACCATGCCGGGAAAAACGGTGATGAGCCGGACCAGCTATGACCACTACGGAGACAGCTACAACGTGAACGGCGTTCAGATCGGGGCGGAGGCGGCCAACCGCCTGACCGTTGCGCAGGTCATGCAGGCATTGAACCACGGGGCCGGGAACTTGGGCCTCTACAAACATTAAGGGAGGCGGGCGCATGGCATTATTCCAACCAACGAATATTTATCCCTCGTCCCTTGGGGAACTGGGAAACGGCACGGTTGACATCACGAAGCCGCTGGCGGTGAGTTGGCAGGTGAACGGCAACTCCGCTATGACCGCGTTTTCCCTGACGGTCTGCAAAAACGATGCGGCGTCCACACAGGTGTACACCACGGGGAAGCTGACGGAGGGATGCCCCTTCTATGGGATCGACTACGCGGGAAACACCGTGCTGTTTACCCACACTATTCCGGCTGACGCATTGAGCGGGGCGAATATGGAGAACGGGCAGCAGTACAAGCTGATCATCAAGCAGTGGTGGGGGGAGACCGACGCAGAGAGCGTGACCCAGCGGAGCGCATCGGTCTTTCTGACGAGGGCGGACCCGGTACTGACCGTGGCCGCCATCCCCTCGCCGCTGGCGGTGCGGAAGTACGCCTTTACGGCAACCTATACGCAGGCGCAGGGGGACACGCTGAACTGGGTGCGGTGGATGCTCCGGGCAAAAAGCAGCGATACGGCGCTCTATGACAGCGGGCGCATTTACGGCACGGCGGAGCTGCGGATGGAGTATGACGGCCTGTTTTCCGACACGGATTACGCCGTCCGCTGCCAGGTGCAGACGGAAAACGGCGTACAGGCGGACACCGGCTGGGTGGATTTCCGGGTGTCCTACGCTACCGCCACCCCCACCGGCGCGGTGGTGGCCTGTCCCAACTGCAAAAAGTCCGGTATCCGGGTGACATGGCCGGGGCTGTACGATGTGCAGGGCACGGCGGTAGGAGAAAACCGCGTCCAAAACGGAAAGCTGGTATTGGGAGCAGACGGAACCGTGATCTGGGACAAGGTGACGGGGCAGCCGATGAACTATGCTCAGCCGTGGAGCTTGGTGTGGAGCGGGACGGTGGACGTGACCCGCGACAACCCCATCCTGACGGTGGGGTTGAATGGCGGCGCGGCCATCGTGACGCTGGGGAAGTCCGGCGTTTCTATGACGGTGGATGGCGGGGAGGTCTGGAAGGACGCCCTGCGCGGCGTAACGGCGGAGGACGAATGGACGCTGGTGATCACCGACGGACAAATCTATCTCCGGCAGGTGACGTGGATCAACGCATTGTATCCCGCCGTGACCCTGTACCCCGGACCGGAGCTGTATCCCTTCAAGGGTACTCAGTCCGGCAACCTTTTCAGCAGCGAGGTAAAGCTGACGGGGCGATCCATTACCTCTTTGACGCTGGGCGGCGTCCAAACCTGTGACTATCTGTGGGTGACGGGTGAGGTTCTGGAAGCCAGTGTGTTGGACCAGATTCTGAACCAGGACGGCTGGACGCCGGGGGCGTTTTCCGGGAACACACTGTTCCAGACGGATTTCGCCGGAGGCGGCCTGCAGGCGGGAAATCTGGCCTTCAGCGGAACGCTGACGGGCTTTGCCATTTACCGCTACCACGAGGGGGAAGCAACCCTGGAACCGGTGGCGCAGACGCCCCTTTCGGAGCGGGCCATTCTGGACTGCAAGGCGGTATCGCAGGAGACGTACCGCTACTATATGTTCGGACTGGGGCAGACGGCGGACGGGCAGGAGGTCATCGTGACCAACGCCCTGATCTCCGACGCAGTGACGCCCATCTTCTGGGACTGGACGGTTCTGCAATGCACCACGGACGCAGATGGGGGCTATCACCCGGCGGCGATCTTCCGGTTCAGCCTGAACGTAGCCAGCGGGGAAATCAGCAACAACAACAGCCCCGGTGTGCTGGGAAATTTTACCCGGTATCCTACGGTACAGAGTTCCCCCAGCGATTACCGCTCCGGGACGCTCTCAGCGGCCATAGGGCACGTTCTGGCAAGCGGGGAGTATACGGATACCAACGAGGTGCGGGATGCCGTGTACGCCCTTTCAACCACGCAGGACGCCCTGTTTTTGAAAGACCGACGGGGAGACCTGTGGCAGATCCGGGCAGGAGGGGCCATTACCATGAGCACCATGGACGGCAGCCGACAGCAGGTGCAGACGGTGACGCTGCCATGGGTGGAGATCGGCTCCGCGGACGGGGTGCGTATCCTGCTCACATCGGGCGACGCTTTGTTTGCATAAGAGGGAGGCGATGCAGAAATGACCCAAGCGGAACGGATGAACGATTACCGCAAGATGCTGCGCCGGCCTTTTACAAAGCTGTGCCGTCTGCGGTTTTTACAGCCGGACGGCTCTACGGCTTTCGCACTGGACAACAACCCCACGGGGCGCTTTGCCGGGGCGTTTATCGCGGACGGGAGTCTGTCCGTGAATTTGAACAACGGCCAGCGGCGGACGGCCTCGGTGACGCTGGCGAATCTGGACGGCACGTTCGATTACAACATCAACCGGGTGTGGTTCGGGAACCGGATCGCACTGGACGAGGGTCTTGTGCTCAGCGACGGAACAGACTTTTACATCCAACAGGGGGTCTTTCTTGTGAAGGACCCGGTAGAGACGCTGGAACCGGCCAAGCGGACGGCGGAATACAATCTGGTGGATAAATGGTCGGATCTGGACGGGACACTTTTCGGCTATCTGGAAAGCACCTACGAGGTAAAGGCGGGGACCAACGTCTTTGACCCCATCGCAGCCCTGCTGAAGTTGGACCGGGGGAACGGGGATCCGGTGGACAATGTGGCTCCGGTATTCACGGAATACTACAACGGCAAGACTCAGCAACTGGCAAACGGCACCACGGCCAAGCTGACGGACGCACCCTACACCCTGCGGGTGGACAGCGAAAACGGAAGCTATGCGGACGTGTGCCTCGGTCTTGCGGAAATGCTGGCGGCGTGGATCGGGTACGATGCCTCCGGCGCACTGCGGATCGACCCCTCTCAGGATGACATTCTGGACAGCGACAAGCCTCTGGCGTGGCAGTTCTCCCAAAGCGAGGCGGAGCTGCTTGGAACAGAGTACACGGAGAAGAACACGGAGGTGTACAACGATTTCATCGTGATCGGGGAAGCCGTGAACAACAGCGCGCAGGTGGCGGCGCGGGCGCAGAATCTGGACCCGGCCAGCAGCACGAATGTAAGTCGGATTGGGCGCAAAACCGTGCGCTACCGGGCGGCGGGATATTCCACGAAAAGACAGTGCGAGGACTTGGCTGTGTGGAAATTGAAACGGTCCGCAGCACTGCAAAAGTCCGTCTCGGTTTCGTGCAGTCAGATCATGCACCTGAACGAGAACGAACTGATCTCCATTGTGCGGAGCGACAAGGCGGGGTCTCCGGTGGAGCGACATCTGGTGCAGGGGTTCACAAGGCCCCTGACATGGAGCGGCCCCATGCAGATTTCCGCCGTGTCCGTACAGGATTTCCCCACGGCCACCGTGACGGGGTGGCCCACCTGAACAGTGAAGCAGCCCCAACGGGGCACCGGATCAAAAGGAGGAACTTTTATGAAGAAGAATCGTTGCGGAAAAACGGCCCTTTCTTTTCCTGAGAGGGGGCGGATGTAATGGCATACGAAAAAACCACATGGGTCAACGGTCAGGCCCCGGCGCTGGACGCGGAGCATCTGAACAAGATTGAAAACGAGCTGGAAGCCCTTGGCCAGCGGAAGGGCAGCACCACCTACACCGCCACCATCGGCACCACATGGACGGAGGACAGCAACACCGGGGTCAAGACGCAGAGCGTTGCCATCGCCGGGGTGACGGCTCAGAGCATCGCTATGGTGGATCATGTGTACACCGGCAGCGGGACCTCCGACGATTACGCGGCCTTTGTGGAGGCGGAAAACCAGTATCTCAACTGCATCACCAACGGCTACGCAGAGACCTATGACGGCGGCATCAAGTTTACCATCTTCGGGGACGCCAACACGGTTGCGATCCCCATTGTTGCGGAGGTGAGCTGATGGGCCATGTAACGGTGGTTGGCGGGTGCAGAGCGAAAGCACCGTTAACCGGGATATTAGCAAGCACTTTGCCGGTGGGGTCTACGGTCAAACTCATGGAAAACGGCGCGGCTGTTGAATATTTGGTGGTGAATCAGGGGATTCCCTCTAATTCCAGCCTGTATGACGCAAGCTGTGACGGGACGTGGCTGCTGCGGAAGGATATTCATAGCGAAAGACAATGGAACAGCTCAAATGTCAATGATTATGCAAATAGCACTATCAATACCTGGCTAAATGGAGACTTTTTCAACAGCTTTGGGAGCGTAGAGCAAGCGGCTATCAAGCAGGTAAAAATTCCGTATCGGGCTGGCAGCGGCTCCGGCGGCACCGACCAGAGCGGAGCAAACGGCCTGTCCTGCAAAGTGTTCTTGTTGAGTGGTTACGAGGTTGGCTTCATGACCAGCGACAGCAGCTATATCCCTGTTGACGGTGCGAAACTGGACTACTTCGACGCAAGTAGCTCCAAGCGTATCGCGTACCTGAACGGCTTGGAAACCATCTGGTGGCTTCGCTCCCCGCGCACCGACGGCACCAGACGTGCGTGGTGCGTCCAAGCCATTGGCATCCTCGGCGGCGGCGACACATCCAACTCGGCTGGTATCCGTCCCGCTTTGGTTCTTCCCAGCAATGCACTATTTGACGAAACCACGATGCTTTTAAAGGGGGTGGCGTGATGGGACATTGTTTATTCTTACGGAAGGGCAATGTGCACACTGTACCCATCCCCCTGCCCAGCGGATACACAAGGCTGGCGTATATCCAGAGCAGCGGGACGCAGTGGATTGATACCGGGTTTAAGCCCAACCAGAACACCCGGATCAAAATGGACTGCAACGTGATTGGCTTTAATGCGGTCGATGCATTTTTATTCGGTGCACGAATTTCTTCCGGCAATACAGCATTTTGTCTGGCTGCGGACGATGCCAACACACAGTGGTTTGCCCTGTACGGCAACGCTGTCCTGAACCCTACCGGGACATGCACAGGGAAGCATAGCATCGACTTCAACCAGAACGTGCTGACGCTGGATGGGGAAAATTTCACTTTTGAAAAAGCCACTTTCCAATCGTCCTACAACCTGCTCCTGTTTGCCACGATCACAAACGGAAGCGTAGATTCTCAACGTGGAAAGATGGCGGTTTACTCCTGCCAGCTGTACGACAACGGCAACCTGATCCGGGACTTCATCCCCTGCATCAATGAATCCGGAGCGGTGGGGTTGTACGACTTAGTGGGCAGGCAGTTCTACGGCAACGCCGGGACCGGGGTATTCACAGGAAGCGAGGTGGCGTGATGGGCAAGGTGATTATGAGCGGCATTGTGCCGACGTTGAAAGCACCCAGCCCAGGGATTCTGGCGCAGGATATTGCCGTTGGCTCTACCGTCAAGTTGATGGAGGGCGGCGCAGCGGTGGAGTATCTGGTGGTCAACCAAGGAATCCCCAGCAATTCCAGTTTGTATGATGCAAGCTGCGACGGAACGTGGCTGCTGAGGAAGGATATTCACAGTAACCGACAGTGGCATACTTCCAACGTGAACAAGTACGAAACCAGCGCTATTAACACTTGGTTGAATGGGGACTTTTTCAATAGTCTGGGGACCACTGAGCAGGCGGTCGTTAAGCAGGTGAAAATACCGTATCGCCGCGGCGGCGGCTCCGGTGGCACTGACCAGAGCGGTGCGAACGGTCTGTCCTGCAAGGTGTTCCTGCTGGGGGGCTATGAACTTGGCTGGACGACCAGCGACAACGATTACTTCCCGGTAGACGGTGCGAAACTCACATACTTCGAGAGCGGGTCCGGTTCGTCTGCAAACAACAAGCGTATTGCGTACCTGAACGGCTCGGCCACCGACTGGTGGCTCCGCTCCCCGACCACCAGCCGCACCTACCTCGTGTGGTTCGTTTACTCCGACGGCAACCGCAGCGGCAGTAGCGCATCCACCTCGCACGGAATCCGCCCCGCCCTGATTCTCCCCAAAACCGCCCTGTTCGATGAAACCACCCTGCTTTTGAAAGGAGTTGCCTAATGTATCGAATTACCACCCCGCAAGGGGAAAGCTACCTGACCGAGAAAGTCAACTACATCCGGGTACACACCTCCGGCGTGTACCTGCTGACGGACGTAAACCACGCGGAGGGCGTGGCGTACCGGGGGACGCCGTATCTTTTCCGGGATGGGGCGCAGGTATGTGAGGTGGATGCCGGGGAAACGGTGCACACCACCGAAAAGACGGTATCGGACAACGATGCCATGAACGTGGATCAGGAGTACAGGCTGACGCTTCTGGAGCTTGGCCTGAACGAATGATAAACCTAACATTTTGAAAGGAGAACCAGTATGCTGTACAGAACTTTGAAGCGGATGATCGAACGAGGCCAGACCACCGGCATAGAGGAAAAGCTGGACATTTTCTTTGCGGCCGGGAAACTGACGGAGGCGGAGTATTCCGAATTGATCGGGATGTTGCATCCGGAGAAGGCGGCGGGAGAGAAAGCATAAAATATCCGACAGCCCCGACTGATTTCCCGTTTTTTCGACACGCCCTCTGTGGTACACTGACCGCAGAAGGGAGGGGAGACCATGGAGCAGCTGAAACCGGAATATCTCTGTCTGTTTCACGCCATTACGGAAGCCATTGAGGAACTGGAACGCCTAAAAGCGGACCTGATGGCGGCGCAGCGCAGGGCGGAGGCCCTTTACATGGAGCGCACGGACTAACCGTGCGCTCTTTTTATAGTTGTGCGGTCTTATGCAGACAAAAAAACACACGCCCGAGCGATTGGAACGCACGGACGTGTGTTTTGGTTTCAGGGTGAATGTTGAGGGATCAGGCATAAAAGGCGGTGAGCTTGTCGGCGCTGCGCTTGGCTTGCAAGTCCCGTTCGGCAAAGACCTTCTTGGCGCTTTTCCGCCCGGAACGGTCCATGAGCCGCCCGGAATAACGCTGGGTGGTGATGGGGCTGGCATGGCCCAATTTGGCTTGCAGTTCGTTTTCGGGCATACCAGAATTGAGATCCAAACGGGAGCCGACGTGGCGGAGATCGTGGCTGCGGATGTCAGGAACGCCGGTGACGGAGCGGACATGGCGCTCCACCAGCTCCGAAAGCCACTGTTTTGTGCCGGCCTTCCATTCGCCGGAACGGAGGGTGCCGAACAGGGGGGCGGTATCAGGAAGATCGTCTGGGCGGATGCCGCTGGCGAGGTAATGGCGGAGGGCGATCACGGCGATGTCGGGCAGGTCCACCACCCGGAATTTATCGCCCTTGCCGTGTTCCACGCGGAGGTCGGCGTCCTCCAAGTCGATGTCCGCCGGGGTCAAGGCCCGCAGTTCGGCGTTGCGCAGTTCGGTGGTCAGCAGCAAGATCACGATGGCGTAATTCCGAGGCCAGTTCTCCGGATGGGTGGTGCGGACGGGGGAATCCCTCCATAGCTTGCAGACCTGCTCATCGGTGAGCAGCACGTCATAGGGGCGCTTTCCCAATTTGCGGAGGGAGGGCATGAGGTAGAGGGAAACAGGGTTTTGCTCATAAAAGCGATCCTCACCCAGTTCCGGGGAGCTGGCGTAGGTGAAGAAGGAGCGGAGGACCACCAGATGATACCGGACGGAGACAGGGGAGAGGCCCCGGTCAAAGAGGTGATCCCGGTAGGCTTGCATGGTGGTGAAAGTGGGTTCCTCGGTGGAAAGGCCGCTTTCCACGAGGAAGGAATAAAAACTGTTTGTGACGGCGGCGTAGGCGGTGACGGTGCGCTCCGCCGCGCCGCTGGCCTGCACGTTGCGGAGCCAGCTATCTAAGGCCGACATGACCCGGCGCTCCTGCGCAGAGGTTCTTCCCATAAAATCAGTCCTTTCCTAAAATTGGGGGCGTATCAGGCCCCGGCGGTACACAAGCTGCTTTTCACGCAGAGATCCACGCCCAACTCGTCCACATGGATCCGGTCGATGATGAAGTCGCCGTAAGCGGCCATTTCCAGTTTGTTTTCCGGGTTGATGTGGGTGGCGAGGCCGTCAGCGGAGACGGTGAGGCGGGGCACTTCTTTTCCGTATTTGTCGTCAAACTCTCCGAATTGCAGAATGGAAACAATATCTTTCACGGTCAACATAGTCGGTTTTCCTCCTGAATGTGTAAAAATGTGTAAAATCTTTTGGCGTGGGGGGCGGTCAAGCGGTCTCAGCGGCGGTAAATTCCAGCGTCCGGCGGCGCAGAATGCCGATGAAGATGGAGCGGAGCTTTTTGTCCTGAGAAATGATGGTAAGTTTCGTGACGGCTCTGCATTGCGTGACGGTAGCGCCCGCCGCTTTCATGCGGTTTTTCAGCCGGGTCAAACGCTGTTGGAGATCGCAGCCGGATTCACGTTCCAGTTCCTCATAGAGTTCCCGGCGGAACATCTGGTGGTTGAGAGAGAAATGCTCGACCAGAGCGTTGATGGTGTGGTTTGCGCTCTCCTGCCAGTTATCGCCGGAGGAAATGGGAGCGACATAGGCGGCTGTGACCTTATCCATTGTATCAGAATTGTGCTGAACCTTTAAGGCCAGTTCGTTCATCTGCCGCTCCTGCTCGTGCTGACGCATTTCGATATTGATCAGAGCCTGAAGCTGGGGGGATAGGGTGGAGAATTGAGGGTCGGAGGACTTGGCCCGGAAATAGCCCTTGACGAGTTCCCGCTGGACTTTCCACGCCAGATCATCGGTGAAGGACTTCACCAGCATGAGATAGCCGGATTCTGTAATGAGGGTGACATCTTCGGTTGCCCTTTGGGGAAGTCCGTCCCAGCGCCGACGAAATTCGTCGGCGCAAATTTTGAAGTAATCTTCGCCCTCGATGAAGTGGTCACGGTTGGAGCGGAAATTGCGGCTGGCAGTTCCGTCCGGTCGGCCATGCACGGCGTCGATCTCCTTAAAGGTGACGACCCGCTGCCCGGAAAATTCCTTGACAAGAATTTCGGCGTTGTTGATGGTGGTCAACTCCTGCATAAAAAAAGCTCCTTTCAAATGGTCTTGATACTTCCATTATTCCACAGCCCTCCAAGGGGGTTTTTGACAGGTTTTACGAGGGTTTTTCGCTGTCGGTGGAAATAATGGGGGTTGACCTTTCGGAAGAAGCATAGTAGAATATTTACACACTCCGAAAGGTTGTGTGGATAGCGGTTTGCTGGGTATCTTGGAGGATGTGCAGCAAGCCGTTATTTCTTTTTGCTCAAAAGGCGATTGATGGCGGTGCGAATTGCTTCGGCTCGTGTAATTCCATTCTGGTCGCAATATTCGCAGAGCCGCTTGTCGGTTTCAGCGTCCAGTCGAATACTGAAACGAACATCTTTAGGGTTTTCGGCCTTTGGGCGTCCGGTTTTCGGTGACATTGTTCACCTCACTTTCCGTCACGCATTAAATATAGTTTATGCGTGACAAAATGTCAAGAGAAAACTTTGCGGAAAGGATGATTATTTTTGTTTACTTACAAAGAAGGGAAAGAAACAGAACAAGCACTTTGCGCATACTTCGCTGCCCATAAAAGGACTGAGGCAATTAACTTTTTTGGTCGAACTGAGAAAGTCCCCAACATTTTAAAGAAACGGTATATTGAGGAGCTTAGCAATACAAAGGCGTTTGGGATCAAAGTCGTTCCAGATGGGGATGGCTTTTCACAGATAACATATTTTGCGTGTGATGTGCGTGGCTCTGAAGATTCATTTTTCAGGGGAAAGATGTTAGATAAAATAATGTTTCCATATTTTTCGGAGTACGGATATTATGAATCGTCTATAAAATATATACCCGACGGAGAGGCTGCGGAGCAAGTTGAACCACCCGCAGAACTGTTCAAGAGATATACGTACTTCTGCTTTGACAGCGGGGATAAGGAGCAGATTTTAAGCGTACTAAAAGAAATTGCGGCATTTTCCCCTGAAAAAATTGAAGAAATAGCCGAGATAAACGTTAGCTATTTTACTCTTGCAGATACATATTACCCATGGGTAAAAAAATATGAAGATAGACAAAATCCGCTTGCTAATAGCTGTTTTTCCGCACTCAGAGAAAGTGAGACACCATTTATTGAAATTACAGACAGGAATGGGTTTATTTCAAGCAGGAATATGATTTGTGAGATGGAAGAAACTCCGTTTCACAAAGGGTATCGGTTAGATTTAAGAAGAACAGTCAGAAGCTCTTGGGAAGCTAATATAACTCGAATACTAAATAAGCTAAATGTTCCATATGAATATGAACGAGAATCTTACAAAGTTGGAGAAGATTTTTATTTGCCGGATTTCTTTCTTGCCAATAACACAATTTTAGAGGTCAAAGGCTTTTGGGATAACGAAAGCCGAAAGAAGATTGCCGGCTTACAAAAAGAACACCCTGAATTTAAGATTCTTCCCGTAGATAGCGATATGTATGAAAGCCTAAAAAACAAGTTTGCAAACAATGTATCAAATTGGGAGGAATGTGGGGCACATAAACCGACAGCAGAGAAAGTAGCCATTGTTGGGATGAAGTTTTGCGCCGACAAAGTTACGATTTCAAGATTGAGCAAGGGGCACAGTCTGACGTTTAAGCGAGAGCCGGACAATCAATTTGACCGCAATGCTATTCTGGTTCAGACAGAAGATGGAAAACCAATAGGGCATCTATCTGGAGATTGGGCGGCGGTGTATGCCCCAAAAATGGACTGCGGAATGAAATATTCGGCAACTGTTTTTGATATTCAGCCGAAAGTGATAATTGCAAAAATGTGGAGGACAAACACTGAGGAAGAAGTCCTTTATGAATGTTTCAAATAAAAAAGAACGCCGCCCAAAGGGGCGGCGTTCACGGCGTAGGGGTCAGGCGGCGGAGATTTTCCACGGCGCTGACGATCAGAGGAACGGCGCCCAGAATATCATCCTCGGTAACGGTATAGGGGAGGGTGAAACGGACGGCGGAGCGGGCGCGGCTGGCGGGGTAGCCCATGGCCCGGAGGACATAGCTGCCGTCAGCCTCTCCGCTGGTACAAGCGGAGCCGGAGGAAGCGTACACGCCCTCCGCAGACAGGGCCATGACAAGGGCCTGAGATTCCACGCCAAGGAAAGAGAGGTTGGCGTTGCCGGGAAGCCGGAGAACCACGTCACCGATGGTGTAGGAGCCGTTGACATAGGTATCCGGGATGAACCTCAACAAATAGGCAATGAGCAGGTCCCGGCAACGGGCGATCCGCTTCATGTTGGAAAGCATATTGTCCATGCGCTCATGGAGGGCCGCTGCCATCGCGCAGGCGAGGGGAACGCTTTCGGTGCCGCCGCGCTTGCCCCATTCCTGACCGCCGCCGCGGATCATGGAGAGCAGGGGCGTGCCCTTCTTGACGATCAGACAGCCGGTGCCGGAAATGCCGCCAAACTTATGAGCGCCGAAGGCCAGATAGTCCACGCCAAGGGCCTTGAAGTCCACGGGGATCTGGCCGACCGCCGCCGTCGCGTCACAGGCGAACAGGGCGTTGGGGGCGTTTCGCCGTCTGGAGAGAATGTCGTAAGTCTCGCCGGTCTCGTTATTGGCCATCATGTGGGTGAAGCCGGTGCGGTCCGTGCGGTGGGGATGATCCACGGGGGGATATTCCAGAACGGCGTGGTGCTCGTAACTGCGTGGGAATGTCAGCTTGCCGGTGTAGGCGCTCAGACTTTCCATCATCCAGTTGCAGGCTTCCGTTGCTCCGCTGGTGAAGTAAACTTCCTCCGGGAGACAGTTCAAGTCCTGGGCGATGGAGGCGCGGGCTTCCTCCAGGGCGATCTTTGCGGCAACGCCGCAGGCATGAAGGGCGCTGGGGTTGCCGAGGGGCAGAGCGCGGGTGAACGCCTTGATCGCGGCAGGGGAGGGCGGTTCGTGGGCCGCCGCGTCGAAATAGTAGGTGTTGAGCATTGGGGATTCCTCCTTGATCTTTCCAGTATTCTATCTTCATTGTACCAGCCGCTGACAAGGGGCTTTTTGACAGAATACTTGACTTTTCACAAGGCCCGCGCCATAATGAATTTGGCGAGTCCCTGCGGATATTTGCCGTTTTCCTCATGCTGTCCGTCCGGCAAGATAGAGCAGCATGGGGAAATTTTATACCGGTTTGGCGGTCGCCAGCAGGGTGATCCCGCGCTCAATGGCTTCCGTTTTCGTGACGTTCTGCTCCCGGCAGTAGGTTTCTAAAATCTGCTGGCTGCGGTCATTGATACGGATGCTGATTTTGTGAGGGCGAGGGTTGTCTGTGGGACGGCCCAGCTTTGCGGCAGACATGGGGATGATCACCTCCTATTTTGTCTGGCATAAGTATCATAGCATTTTGTCTGGCAAAAGTCAAGGGGGAAGCGAGGCGAAAGGGGACAAGATGTATGATAAGAGGGCAGCGATTCCGGAACAACGCGAAGCGGGAGTATAACCTGTGGTGGTGGAGCCGACACGGTAAAAGGAGCCGACGGCGTTCCTTGCCTGAACGGGAGCGCCGGTGCGCGGATTGTCAAAACAGCGATATTTGCGCACTGTACGGGAAGTCCGACGATCCAAGCTGCTTTGCGCCCAAGAATGGATGCGAGGGGAAAGGCAATCAGGAAAGGCTGGAATGGGGCGTTGTGCTTTTGATCTGTGTGGTAATATTCGTTTTATTCTTTATTTCCATTACATTTGCGAAATGAAAAAAGCCGCCCACCACGGGCGGCTTTGCTTTTTAACTTGCTTAAATTTTGCTTAGACTTTGCTGATTGTTTGCTGATTTGTTTGCTTATTGGATTTCTCCGCGCCAGTATGCCGCATTTTCTTCCTCTGTCGGAAAGTCAGGAGAGAGTCCCCGCTTGCGGCGGTTTCGCCTCCATCCGCTGTAAATCTTCATATCGCGCTCGTCAATGCTGTATCCGATTCCGCGCTCGGAGCGGTTATGGATGAGCAGCGGACGCGGGTAATTTAGATTCCGCGCCCGCAAAACCTCGTATTTTCCAACGGGATCTTCAAGGTTCCAGCCGCTTTGGGTCAGATACGTTTTCAGGTCGGACAGCATCCCGTGTCTGACCGTTAATCTGTTTTTCATCGGTTCCTCCGTTTAAAGGTTCTGGAATGTGGCGTCGAACATCACAACGCCGTTGGAGAGGTCGGAGTAGGGAATGCCCACCCAGACGGCCTGTCCGACAGTGAGACCGGAGAGGGACGAAGCGTAGGGCAGGTTTAGCACGGTATCGTCAAAGGGAAGCTGGACGGCCACGGTGCCGCCGCTGGGGGCCGCTTTTACGGTGGCTTTTTCCAGACGGAGACAGGAGCGGGTAGCGTCCGCCACTTTGGGCTGGAAGTAGTTGTTCCAGAGGCTATCAGCCAGCGCTTTCATTTCGGCGTTTGGATTACTCATGCAGTGCACCTCGTTATTCCGCGCCGGTCAGACGGGCCTCCACCAGCTCCATTCCACGGCTTTCCAGATAGGAGATCAGGAGCAGGCGGGCGGCTTCCTCGCTTTCGGCGTCCACGGTATGATCGAACATCCGCAGCTCTCCCGCCTTGGTCTCGGCGGTGACGCTGAAGGCGAAGTCCAGGCGGGTGACATTGGTTTTCAGGTTCATGTGGTTTCCTCCGTGATCCAGATTTCAGAGACGGTAAAGGTGAAGCAGATACCCCGGTCCGTTTTGTCGGTCTGCACAGTGTCGCACTGGCAGAACAGGAAGGAGAGGGCCTGCCGGATGGTGGAATTAAGGACCACAAGGGGAGTGGGAAATTCCAGCGCAACGGAGGCGTTCTCCCGGTTCTCATGAGGCGGCTGGTCCAGCAAGCGGACCTGGGGGACCAGACGGTCGATCTTCCCGGCGGCCTCCCGCAGGGCGTTGTATCGGTTCATGGCGGTGGGGTTCATGATCTTCATTGTAAAATTCTCCTTTACCGTTAGGCGTGTAATTCCTTTTTGTGAGAAAATTATAGACGTTTTCGCATGGAATGTCGAGTTAAAAAAGGGGGAACTTTTTCCAAAACGGAAACCGTTCCCCTTTTTTCGGTATGAGTATGGTCTTGATTAAAATTCTTGCGCTGACGGCCCCACAAGCGGCCTGAGAGATAAGAGAGAGGCGAGGGGCTGAAAACTGCCCCACGAAACTCAAGGGGCGCTTACAGGGCTTCTGTGGGCAATTTACGAAATGGGGGTATCAGCCGTTCAGGGCGTCCTTCAGGGGCTTTGCGGGGCGGAACACCGCAACCGTCTTGGCGGGAAATTCCTTTTCCTCGCCAGTACGGGGGTCTTTCCCCACCCGTGCTTCCCGGTGCTTCACGGCAAACTTGCCGAAGCCGGGGACTTTGACCTCGCTGCCGTTGAGCAGGGATTCCTCAATGACGGTGAACACGGTATCCATCATGATGGCGGTATCGTGCTTGGTGTGGCCGGAACGCTCCGCCACGGCGGCGATCAGTTCAGTCTTGTTCATGGGACATCCTCCTTTCCTAAAATTTCAATGGCAGGGATGGCTGGATTCGGACCAGCGCGTGAGGGAGTCAAAGTCCCTTGCCTTACCGCTTGGCTACACCCCTATGTTTGTCTGTCTTTCCAGACTGTCACCGCTGCGTGTCGGCTGCCTGCGGTTGGCCCCCATAGGTACACGTTTCTGTTGCCCTGCTGCGCCCATCTCCGGGCAACCCGTTTGTGAGTGTACTTCTCACGGCGCTGGATGTGGTGCAGACGGCGGGACTTGAACCTGCATCGATCCCCATTTCGGGGGTGCTCTACCGACTGAGCTACGTCTGCATATAGGTGCCGGTCTTTCCCGGCTGTCAAATCCTATCCGTGTGCCGCTTTAGCCAGAGGATCATAGGCGCAATTACATCATCGACACTTGAGGGGCTTACTTCAGGACTTCGCATCACCCATCCGACTATCCCGCTAAAACGCTGTTCACTTGCGGTGTCCACGGAAAATTGGTGCAGACGGTTGGAGATGCCCACAACTCCCCACGTGATCGTCCGCGGCTTGGACGTCTGCATATAGATGCCGGTCTTTCCCGGCTGTCAGGTTGCTCAAGTGTCTCTGAGAAAACCATCCCGATAGCGGCTGTATCAACCCGCCGACTCCACTGCCAGATGTGGAGGTTTCATTCCCACTACGGTTTATAGAGTAACCACCTCTTATGTGGGCGGGCATGGTGCAGACGGCCGGAGAGGCCCCCGGCTCCCGGTGGAAAGGACAGAAGTACCGGTTGGACGTCTGCGTGATCCCGCCTTGTTTGCGCCATGGCGGGTGATGTGGCGGCCCGTCTTTCCGGGCTGTCATACACATTCAGGAGGCTTTGCGATCCATACAGGGCGCTGCTCGTGCACCCTTGGAGCGGATAACGGGAATCGAACCCACCTTCGCGGCTTGGGAAGCCGCCGTTCTGCCGATGAACTATATCCGCATTGCTGCCCTGCCGGAATTTCACCGGGGCACCGCTCCGAGAACGGCGAGCGTGTACTTACGGGCCACGCTTGGAAGGTAGGAGAATACTACGTGCGGCATTCGCGCCGCTGGTGAGCGAAACCGGAGTTGAACCGGGGGAACAGAGGATAACCCTAACACTCTGCTCACGCGGGAGATTAGTCCGCGTTCGTGACCGCACGATTTTCGCCCATGCTGTTTTGGAGTTTGGCGGCTGCCGTTGGGTAGGCCGGCAGCCGCCGTGCATGAGGGAAGATAGAAAGATGGAAAGTAAGGGCGGCGTCTATCTCGCCCTTGATTTTATTATACGATACCCCTCCAAGGGGGTTTTTGACATTTAGGGATTCTGGGGCTAAATCTGGGGCGGTTCCTTTCATAGATCGGAGGACGGAAGGGCGGCGAGGGCAATGTCCCCGGCGGAGATCAGCATAGACGGATCAGACAATACGGACTCGTAAGCTGCTTCGCCCTGAAACTCGTCGATCACTGCCTGTTCCTCCGGTGTCATGTCCTGATAATGCTTCTTTCCATAGACAGGGGGAAGCCAGTTTTTGTGCTGACCGGCAAAGATATTCAGGCGGTCAATGATACGAACTGCGTTAGGCTTGAACTTGATATGGCAGGTTCCTTTCTTATAGAAAACGCAGTCAAAATAGGTGAAGGACGCCTTATTGCTGTTGACGCCATTTGCGCGAAGAATGGCCACATCTACCGGGATATGGCAGTAAGTTTCGCCACGGTCCAGATAGTTCATAGCGCGCTCCAAGTCGGAGATCATGGAATTGACCCGGTACGTGTCCAGCTTTTCGTCGCGCCAGGAGTCGGCATAGCAGCCGGAAGCAGGAACGATCACCTTCATGCCGATTTTGTGGGCCTTGTTGGTGGCCCAGCCATTGTAATAATGGATGTTGTTGGCACACTCAGGATACCAGGCGTGTTTCGCCGTGAAGGTCTCAAATAGATTCAGAATGGATTCTTCCACGCCTTGTGTAAGCTGGTGGGCGATCTCGCGCATGACGGTTTCGATATTGTACCGGCTAAAGTCATAGGCGGAGAGGGTTTCAATTTTTTCCTGATAGTCCTGCTGCATGGCGGAGGTCATTTTTCCAGTGAGTTCCGGGCGGGACAGCAGAGTACGCCAATACTTTCCGCGAAGTGCCCGGAGATAGACGTTAGGAAGTCCAGCGTCATTTCCGCGCCCCCTTTCCGAGCAAGTGAGTTCCAGGAGCGGCTTTTCATAGGTGGTGCTGCCATTCATCAGGTAGGGACGGAGACCTTGATATTCCCGGATCAGCTTATTCCCCAGTTCTGCCTCAAACTGGAACCCATCAATCATGTTTTGCAGCCAGTCGGCAGACGCCAAGGCGGTTGGGCCATCCGCAGCGGTGTATGTTTCTTCACGAGAACGCTTTAAATGCTCAAAAATATCGGACTCCGGCTTTGGGTAGGGAATGTCAACGAAGATCATGGCGATTTCCACATTGGTTTTCCGCTGGGCGTGGGCAAACGCATTTTCGATAAATTCGATTTTTGCATTGTACTCTGAGAGCTTCTGACGCAGGACCTTTCGGCGGTTGGTGTAGGGGTTTCGGATGGTTTCCGCATTCAACAGACAAACAATCTGGCCGCCGCGCTCCATAAGTGACAAGGCTTTGAGCAGGTGTTCATCTCCGTTCTCAAAGGGCGGGTTCATGAGGATCAGGTCATACTGCTTGAATGTATGGAAGGTCAGGAAATCATCTGAGACCACGGGATAGCCTTTGCCCTTCAGGATAAGGGCAAGATCAGGGTCAATCTCTACGCAGTCGATATACGGTTCCCGCTTGTCTACGCAGACCTTCCGGTCATTGTGGTAATCCTCGACGAATTTCCGGGCGGCATCCGCCAAATCACCCTTTCCGGCTGACGGCTCCAAAATCGCGGTAACATCCTTCCAGCGGACGCCTGCCAGCATCCGCCCAGCCAGCTTGGAGGGCGTGGGGTAAAAGCCGGTGTCGGAAAACTGAGGGAGACGCTTCACATCCTGCCCGGTGGTCCTCTGGGAAACCTCAGTGAGGTGCTGTTCACCCCACTGCCGGATCAGCTTTTTGGCTCCGGCAATGGTGGCGGCGCGCCCTAAAAACTCCGAGCGCTCACGCTCCCATGTAATACCGACGCAATATTGCGGCTTCCCCATATTTTCTGTTTTCGTGATTCTGGCGATTTCAACGCCATCAACAAGCGCACAGAGTTCTTTCTCGCCGTAACGATTTTGCGTTTCCAGATATGCGATCATAAAGATGTCCTTTCCTGCGCCGCTGTTCAGGCGGCGGCTTCGGTGGCCTTGCGGATGGGGCAGAGAATGCCTTCACCGTCGGCGGACCGGAAATAGATGGGGGTGATATAGGGCTTCTGTTCAGAGGTGAACGCTTCGCCGTCCGGGAACAGCTGAAGAAAGTCGATCAGATAGTTGGCATCGACACTGGGGAGGCCGGGGCCGAAATCATAACTGGCTTTGAAGGTCTCGCCCTTGCGGTGGCGCTTAGCGGCCCATTCCGCGCGGTCCGTTTTGATTTGCGCCCGAACCTTTGTCACAGTGGGAAGGGTGAGGCGCAGGGTGTTCTTGCGGATGGGGGCGATGATCTGCGCCAGGTTGAACCGGAAACCGTCGGCGCTGAGTTCCGGCGCGGCGGTCAGCTCCATGGGGCTGTTCAGGCGGAAGCCGCGATACCCGTCGCAGACGCACTGCTTGCCTTCCTCGTCGATCCAGAAGCCCTGTGAAGCGGGGCGGGTGCTGTTCTTAGCCACGGCTGCGTCGCAGATGCGGCGGGCGGCGAAAAAGGCGGAGCGGCGCCCAGACTTTGTGGCGGCTTCCTCCACCAACGTGCGGCGGAGATCCTGTTCTAAGAAATACAGCTGGGGGATGGGGCCGACGGCGCTTTCCCATTCGTAGGGGTTCTTGCTGACGGCGGTATAAATGGCGGTTTCGTCCTCGTCCAGCGCGTGGACGATCTGCAAAACGCGGGTGAGGGCCTGTTCAGTGTTCAGCATGGCGATTCTCTCCTTTTCTGTTCAGATTTTGATTTTTTATATATGGCGCTCCAAGCGGCATTTTTGCCGGTCTACCATTTTTCGCCGATGTCAATATAGATGAGAACGCGCATGAGGTGGTAGACGATGGTCGAGACGCCAACGAAGATGAAAAAATTGGTCATGGGGGGGTTCCTTTCCAGGAAGGCGGTGCGCCTCCCCGGTTCCGTTGGTGGTTGGTGTTCGTGGTGTTCAGTCGGATTTTCTGAGTGTTTCTATCTTTTTTACCAAATTTTCAATGGTGAATGTACCTCGCAGCGGCCTTTCTAACTCCGCATGGCGGTAAAGGACAGAAAATATGCACAACTCGCCGCCTTGTTTTTTCTCAATTTTGTAATAGCGAACACCGGCGTCTTTTTCAAAGAATTTTCTCATTTCTGGCGCAGTGGCTTTAATTTTAATATAGCTTTCCATGTTAGGCGTCTCCTTTTTTGCGTGTATTTCAGGTGGATTTTCGGGCGGCGGTCTTGCGTACTGGCAAGAGGCCTCCGAAGCCGTCCTCGCTTCCGGGCGGTTTTGTGTTGTTGTTCAGGCGTATAGGATTTTCGAGGTGCCGGGGACGCGGCACTGGATCGAACAATCCGGGGCGTTCTTTTTATTCAGGTCGATCCATGACTTCACGGCGGGGAGAAGATCGTCATTGTAGACGGGCGCATAAACCAGGCGGTTAAACAGCTCGCCGGTGTTCAGGCTCATGGGCTTATGCTGTTTGTCCCTGGGGCCTTTGAAGTAAACCATAAACATTGGGTTGTCCTTTCATGCCCTCGTACCTCCGGGGCGGGCTGTTCAGTTCTTAATTTCATTGTAGCAGGGTGTGCCAAGGGGGTTTTTTCCGCTGTTCAGGCAAGGCGGAGGACCTGACGGGCGGCGCGTTCGGCGTTGTCGGTGAGCTGGCGCTGCCATGCCTGATTTTTAGGAGACCAGCGGAAGCCGTTTTGCTTCAAAGCGGCGCGGGTGTCGGCGTCGGGGATGGCGTCAAAGAGGATTTGGAGTCTGTTCAGGTCAATATTGCGGACGATCTGGCCACCGTCAAAGGCGGTGCCGGTCTGAGACTCGGCGGCCTGCTGTTCTCTGCGGTCAAGCTCCGCAAGGCGCTGTTCTGTCCGCTCGATCTTGCCCCGGATGCTGGACAACTCGTAAGCGGGGAAGGGGGATCCGTACAGAGAGATGGGGGAGCCGTCACCGGAGGCGAACACGCCGGGACGGGTCAGCCATGCGCGGTTTTTCTCGCTGAGACCGGGGCAGCCTTCCAGCGTTTTGTGCTTGCGATAATAGGCGTTGGCGGTTTTGGCGTCCTCCAACATCTGGCGTTGGCTGTTCAGACGCTCGGTGAGCATTTCGCGGGCGTGGGGGTCTGCCAGATCCACCGGGCCGGTGCCGACGCTGCGGATCTTGTCCAGAATCGCCTCAATCTGCCGGTATTCCTCCCACAGCGAGTCCTCGCGGGACATTTGGCGGTTGTGCTTGCGCATATTGAAGTTGCCCGCCCCGGCGATAAACTGGCTGGGATAGCTGGCCTGGTTGCGGTTGTAATCGTTCGTCCACTGGGCAAGGCGGCGGGCGTAGCTGTTCAGCAGGGCGTCCAGCTTGTCATGATAAAAGGCGCTGACGCGGGCCTTCTGCTGTTCTACCATTTGGGCGGCCTTGTTCACGGCATTTCGATAACTGGCCGTGGCGCTGCCGGGTTTGTAGTCGCTCATGTGGATGCAATAGTGGGCGTTCCGGGCGGTTTCCTCGTCGATGGAACCATAAGGCGGGACCGTTTCAGGCCGATTTTCCGGGGTGGGCTGTTCTGCCTGTTCTGCAGTGGTGGCCTCCGGCTGTTCTGTGGGCGCTTCTGCGCCTGCGCCGGTGGCGGGGGTCTGCTGTTCGGGCTGCTGGGTGGTGGTGCTGGGCTGTGCGGTGGCGGCGGTGGGCTGTTCAGCCCGGAGACCGTCAGCAACGGAGCGGTAAAAGGCTTGCGTTTCTTTCGTATCCTTGACGGTCTGGCAGTCCTCGCCAAAGTCCCATGTATAGCGCTTGATCGTCACGTCCAGGCTGTCCGCCTCGCTTGCAAAATAGGCGGCAATGTGTTCTGTGTGGGGGAAGGTCTTGATTTCGATTTCCGCGTGCTCCTGGTTCCACTGGTTCGCGGCGGCCCGCTTGTCCCGGCTGTTCACAAAGGCGTGAATGGGCCAGAAGCAAATATTATCTTTTGCGGTGCTCAACTCGCCGTTGCGCTTGATGCGCCGGAGGCAGTGATCCCGGCCGCTCCAATTCGGATCGCCGGGGGTGTGCTCGACGAAATAAAGGCCGTTGTCATTCTTGAAGTATGCGCCGGTGATCTCCACCACGTCGCCGGTTTTCATGGTGCGGTTGTTCTTGTCAGTCATAGTAAAATCCTCCTAAAATGTGTTTTGAATGTGTAGATTTTGGCTTTCTGGGGTGCCGTCGCTTTTATCGGTGCGGCGGCTCCAAGGTGTCCGGGGGTGCTGTTCAGGCGTAAACTTTGCCGTTGGCGCCGGTCTGGTAGCGCTTGAAGATCATAACCGGGTCCTTCAGCAGGGCGGCGGCGTCCTCGATATAGGAAGCGGAAAAGCAGCCGTATTTACTGCGGGTGATCTTGACTTTCTCGTCCTCCTTCAGGGTTTCATGTGTGGCGGTTTCCGGCAGCTCCTGCCAGCCGTTGAAGATCAGCAGGGAGGACGAACCGCAAAACAGCCGGCCGCGGGTGGAGCGCTTGCGGTATGGGGTGTAGGTCAGGCGCACGGCGTCGGCGTGCTGGGCGTAAGTGGTGAGGGTGTAGCCGTGAAAGGTGATTTTCTCCGCAATGGGGAAACCGAACTCGGAGAGATATACAAGGGTATATTTCCGGCCCGGAACCAGTCCGGCGGCGTCCACAGCTTTTTGCAGGGGTTCGGCGTACTGCTGGACCATGGAATGAAACGCGGTCAGCGCGGCGGCCTCCGTTGTAACGGTGGTGTGGTTC